TGTTCATGGAAGCGCCGGCAATAGATGCCTTTGCCTGCGGCACCGTGCCGTGGGCCTCCAGCAGGTACTCGCGTTTCCCAGCCCCTGCCGCCAGGGATTTGGCTTGTTGCTTGGTTGCCGCCACAACGGCATAACCGACAGGATCACCAGCTAGTACAGGCCCAGCGATGTGTTTAGCTCGTGACTTGCGCATCTTATGCTCCGGTAATAACTTTGAACAACTTACCAAGACCAATATCGATATACAATTCAAACCCTGCATTCACGACGATAACCGCGTCCGCAGGGAATGAGTTGTACACGTGATAACCGTTTGCAGGCATCTGGAGCGCATGCTTTGCAACTCCATTCACAGTGCCCCAGACAGTGTCACCAGAAACTACGCTCAAACTCTTCAGGACAAATCGGGTAGACACTGGAATACGCTTTGTATTTCCAGCTTGAGCCGCTACCTTCTTGAACCTTGAATAGTTCGCGCGTAGTTCCTGTGGTGACCACATATCACTGACCTTCTTTGCGTGCCTTGACGTTGGAAGCGGAAACTGCTTGATCCAACGCCGAACGTTGCGGGAAGAGATCCTTGATGTTGATACCCTTCACGCGCTGCATCTGCTCGGCACGCGCTGCGTATTCGCGCTGACGCGATTGCAGGTACTGCACCAGGATGCCGCCGGGATTCTCTTTGCTCTGCAAGATCGTCTTAGCATCGATCAGTTCATCGACAGCCAGTTGGATCTCGAGCAGCCGAGCTTTCGCACGCTCAATCTGTTCAGCTTCTTCTGCCATGTAGGCTTGCCCTTCTGCGATCTGCTTGTCCAGATCTTCGGCAGACATGGCGGCGATTGCCTGCGCCCGGGAAGTCACCTGCGTAACTTCGGTCTTCGGAACTTCTGCCAACTTCTGCAGCGCTTGCTCCGGGGTTTCGACGACAGGTGCCACGACGCCAGCGCGAGTGAAGCCGGGGTAAGCTGCTTCAACTTCTTCGCGGGTCAACTTGGGGTTGCCGACAAGCATCGAGACGGTTTCCATACGGGGAAGACCGCCTTGCGTCCAATGATTGTCATTGGCTGTGTCCAGCGTCTTGAGGGCTTCTACGATTTCCATGATAGATCCTTATTTCAGGTTGTCAATGTCTACTGCCGCACGGACAACCTTCGGGCCGAAGCGTTGCAGGAGATTGAAAAGGGCATTGAAGGTAACTGCTCGCACCAGCGCGATTGTCCCTGTTCCAGTACCAGCCGCAATAGTGACAATTGTGCCTGTCAGCCCGTTAAGAGGGTTTTCAGTCGTCAACTGCACCGTGTTCGCATCCAAGGGCACTGCCCAATACAGGCGACCGGCGACAATACCCGTTGGCAGCGTGGTTCCAGTGACAACGAATGGGCCTTGCGCATAAGACAGACCGTGAGCAGCGATCGTAAATCCGTTTGCAACGACGGCACTTGCAGTCAAAGGAGTTGCAGTCGAAGTGAGCGAAGCAACCTTGCCAGACAAAAAACGTCCGAGTCGCTCCCGACGCGAATTGCGCACAGCCAGACCATGCTTCGAATATTTCGTACGAGGTGTGTTATTCACGATAACTCCTAGTTAGACAAAAGGGGGCACGAAGCCCCCTTTCTATTCGACGTGCCGAGCTTACAGCTCGCGAGTGATCAGGCGTGCAATCTTGATCTGCTTGCGCTCGGGGAACACACGACGCCACGAGGCCGCATTGGCCAGATTGTTCGTGGTCGCTGCGTTGCTCGGGCCACCAGCAGGCGAGGTGCCGATGTAGGCGTGACCGACCGGGTGCATACAGAACTGCTGGCGCGTGTACAGCGTGTCTTGACCGGAGCCGTTACCAGCATCGGGGTCACGCTTCGTCTCGACCGAGCTCGGGGGCGGGTTCGTGCCGTATTGCAGGGCACCCGCGCCGAACAGCCAGGTTTCGAACTTGCCAGCGGCGAACGGGATGCCGTCGTCGACGATCACTTCGCGGCCGAGGAAGGTGGGCACACGGATCGCTTCGTTGTTCACGCTGTCGGACTTGAAGTCAATCAAGTTGTTCTTCAGCATGCGACCGTAGACGACCGAATGCACGCCGACCATGGACAGGGCATCCATCGAGTCGCCCATCGTCAGGCAAGCGTCGATAAACGCTTCTGCGCTGAAGTTGGTGACGCCGTCGGTGTAACCGGCACCGCTGATGTCCATCGTCATGTCGTTCTGCGTGTGGTACGCATCGGTGACAGCCGCGTTGTTCGCGAAGACGCCGTTCATCTGCGCGATGAAAGCACCTTGCCAACGGCGAGCCCAATAGCTCGTGACCAGATTGGTGATCGCTTGCAGCGGATCTTCACCAGCCAGTTGTGCGGCCAGATCCATCGAGCTCCAGGACTGGTTGCGGTTCATCCGCACCTGGATTTCTTGGATGGTGCCGATCTTGTTCGGCGTGGACTTCTGCGCCGGATCGTCCGTGGAGATGTTCTCGGCGTCATCGTCCAGATCCTTGAAGGACGGGCGATTGAACGTCAGGCCACCACCGGCGAGGTCGGTCGACAGCAGCGGGTTCAGAACCATCGCGCCGGAACGGACGAGACGGATCTTTTGTTGGGTGTAGAGCTGAAGGTAGCGGCTGAAGATGGCCGGAACGATCAGGTCGGTAAGACGGGTGACACCTGTAGACATGGTTTTTCCTAGATCAAGATTGTTGGTCTCGAAGCCTATGTCCCATGACTGGCGTTCGACTGAGGTTTAGAGCACATGCCCTATGCGCGCTAATGTAGCATGAGCAAAGAGCATGTGCAAGCGATTTCCGCTTATTTCTTCGCAGCGGGCCTTTCGCCGCCCACGCTAGTACCAGCAGCCTTCGCCATCTGCTCTGCACGCTCGGGGTTCTCGCGATACAGATTGGATTGCTTGGTCATATTCCAGTTCTCGCTGGTGAAAGGATTGTCACCGCCAGCACCGCCGCCACCGCTACCAGCAGCACCACCGCCGGACGACGCACCCCACCAGTGCGGACGCGAACTTTGCATCTGCGTCAGCCAGACGGTCGGATCCAGGCCAGCCACAACACCGCTCACATTGGCCTTTGTGACCACACGACCATCTTCAGCGACATCAAAGTGGCGCTCGGCCAGCAGCAGGACATCTTCGGTAGCGTGCGGAAGCACCTTGGCCTTAGCGACTGCATCACGCACTGCGCCGTTGACCGTGCTTTGACGCGATTGGGTCTTGTAGTCACCGATTGTCTTGTTGGCATCAGCCAACTGTGTCTGAGCCGTGTTCAGTTCCAACTTCAGCGGGCCGACGATCTGTGCAGTGCGAGCCGACACAATCGTCTCAATCTGCGTATCGTTCAGTTTGCCCGTAGCAGTCGCACGAACTTCCAGTTCAGGGATGCGTGCGAGATCGCTCTTGACCTTTTCAGGTTCCAGACCGTTCCAAGGTTCCAGCTTGGTCTTGGTGTCTTTGTGATCCTTGCGTTCCTTCTCCAGGCTGATGGAAATGCGATCCACATCGGCTTGAGTGCGCATGCCTTCAATGCCAGTGAGTTCGAACTTGCCATTGCGCTCGGAATAGAGCTCACGGAAGTGTTCTGCTACGTCTTCCAACTTGTCGATGATTGCTTTCAGGCCCATGCCTATTCTCCTAATTGATGCCATGCATCAGGTTGTTGCCCCCGGTGAGGGCGAGTTAGCGGACTGTTGACCAGCAACACGTCCACTTCCGGTTGGGTCGCCGCCAGGATTGGCGCCGGGAAGTGCAATTATGCCCTCCTTCTTCACAAGTGCAAGTTCTTCTTCATAATCCATATTTGTCAGGCCGCGCTCGACCATCAAGTTATGAATAGACTTGTAAGAAATCGGAGCACCTTGCGAGCGAGCAGTCAACAGTTCGACAAATTCCTTGCTGCTCAACGAATCATCGGTGAAGTCAAGATTCGGCGTGACATTGACAGACTTTGGATCCAGACCTTTCCATTCTGCAATGGTACGGAGAATACCTTGCAGCCCTTCTGCACCCGAGTTCGCGAGCATGTGCAGGGTTACGGTACGCGCTGCCACCCTTGTATGCAGCGCCTCGCCGCTTTCCCGCTGCGTACGACGCGGGTTGAGAAGTTGCATGGATCGGTCAATGGCACTGTTCTTGTCAGCATCAATGCACTTGCTCTGTTCGGACAGGCCAGTCGATTGAACACCGATGTATTTTGCATCGCCAGTGATGTCAACGTCGATACGTGCTCCCGCACCTGTACGAACTGGCTTGCTTGGATCTGCGTCACGAACGCCACCGACAACGACAAGCGTGTCCTGCCCCTGCATGAACAGGTTCTGGCGGTAGTCAGCTTCACCGCGATACAGTGCCCAGCAAATGTTCGCCAGTGCCAACAGCGGAGGGGTGTCCGGGTTCGTATGCACGTCGCAGGCGTTGATGACCACAAATGGTATGCGTGGCGCAGTCTTACCCATGATCACAGGAGCGAGGAATCCCTGCTCCGTGGCACCTTCTGAATCGAACACCCCTTGCAGGTAAGTGCCTTCAGGTTTCTGCTGTCCGAACTGGTCAACGAAGTTGCCATCCAATTTAAGGACACGGAACTTCTGCTTCGTAGTCCAGGTGAAGTCTGCGTCACGCACAGGGCCGGACTCATCCAGAACAACCAGATTGAGCTTTTGGTAATTCGGGTCGAAGCCACCGTCATCCCAATTTGTGATCGTCTCTGCGTTGTAGGTCACAAGAAACGGCAGAGGGTTGCCATCAATCTTTGGGTCTTCTGGCAGGTCGGCCATAAGGCCAACGCGACCAGTCAAGATCTGTTCCATGTTGATCTTGCGCAGCAGTGCAGCCAGGGACAGGCCGTCAGGTGTGGCCTTGTCCAGCAAAGGCTTCATCTCTTCAGGCAAGTCGATCTTCGGAGGCTTGCTGTGCATAATGCCGATCATGGACAGCACAGCGTCAGACACAAAGTCATGGAACACAGCACGGGTCACGTAGGCGCGATACGTGATTGCACCCACCGATTGAGTGTCCCTACCCATGCCATCAAGAATCATCCCCGCGGTCGCAGGAAGATACTTCGTGGTTTGCTCCTTGACGTAACGCTCGCCTTTGGAGAAGTCACGGAGGATAGTCCAGTCCGGAAGATAATCCCCGTACAGGGGATGTTTTGCAGTGACGTTACTCATCAGTATGCTCCGCTTGTTACACCAGACCTGCCGCCAAGATCGAGGTCAAGAATGAAGTAACGTGCTTCATCCCCAATGTGATCTTCTGATTCAGTGTCGACGTCATCTGGGTTATCTTCATCACGAGGTAGGACTGGCACTAGGTCAATGAAATGCTTGCAACGTGCCAGAACAAAGATCCCAGGCTTTTCGCGAGGGACAGGAACTTGAGTGCCTCTGCCATCATCAATGAACTTGGCATGCGCATTAAACATCATAATGCGCATCTTCTCCCAACCTGCAATCCGGCTGCCGGGTGCCTTGTTGGAACGCGCCCATGTTATGCCAGGGTACATTTTCCCGTCAACCAAGACAGGTTTGAGCATCGATGCCGCAATGCTGTTTCCATCTTCAACGTTGTGGATGGAGTTATCACCTGGGCCGGGTTGCACACGTCCGTAGATACCCCATGCCATTTCGCGCTCGATGATACCTTTCGTGATATCAGTCGCAAGCATGTTGAGTCCTTGGTTCGGCTTGCCTGTGCAACCGTACCACTCGAACACGCGGAAAGCATCACCGGGGAGTGTGGTAATCTTTTGTCCGTTCTCAAGCGTAATGTCGCAGCCATCCGAGATAGCCCACCAGCCCACGCTGAACGGTTTGCTGGAACCCCAATCGAACGAGCGACGGAGCTTCCATTGATGAGGCACAACAAAGTTTTGAACGACGTTGTACTTCTTATCCCATGCCGCATCAAAAATGCCGCCAGCTACAACATCCCAATCACCGTACAGCCAAGCTTTGCGCTTATTCGGATCAGTGATGCCTTCCAGCTCTGCAATGTACTCAGGACTGAGGTAGATGTTTTCTTTGTAGCTACCGAACAGGTGAACTTGTGTTTTGACCACATCTTCACGCTGCTGCGTTTGCGGGTTGAAAACGTTCGTGGACTTCTTAAAGATCTGGCCTGCTTCGGCAGCGTCAATGAAACGCTTCTTGACCCAATTGTGACCTACGCCGTAGGGATTGCAGGTCGCGAACACTTCAAGCGGGATAGAGGGCGCGAACACCATACCATGACGCTTATCAAACCAGCCGTGATCCTGTGGGCGAAACGAAGAACGGTTGCAGGACATGAGCATGTCAAAGAGCTCATCGCTAGGATACTTTGTCAACTCGTTCCATCCAATGAAAGGAAACTCTTGACCGTGATACGACCAATAGTCCGTTCCTTTCTTGACGACGCGGAACAGCAATTCCTCGCCTGTGGGCCACACCCAGCGATAGTCGGACTTCGAACTCAGGAAGCGAGCGCCGTCTTTAAACTCAGGGAACCAGCGCAGAGACTTGGAAACCAAGTCATCCAAGTTCTTGTATTCGCGGTCGAAGATAACGCCACGCCAGAAGCGGCCGTAACCGATGCCAACCCGGCGACGAAATCGCATGAGTTGGGCATCTGTCTTTCCAGGGCCACGGCTGCCGTGATAGACAATGACGTGTGCTGGGCAAGCGAGCGCGAGGTTCTGCGATCCTGCTAGAGGTGACCAGATAATTCTGGTGCCATCTTCAGTCACCCGCATTATGTTTCAACTTCGCTTGACTTGCCATTGCAGCCTGTTGCCAGTCTTCCGGAGCTGCTGTCATGGGGACGATCATTACACCGCCCATAATGCCGCCTTCGTTGGCTGCCACACCCATGTTATTCAGCTTGGCAAGGTGCGCCAATGCC